AAATCGACCGTCGAAAACGCGGCGTGCAAGACCTCGCGGATATTACCGTTGTGGATCCGATGTCCGCGGCCGGAGTAGCCGTGCTCGAAAGCCGCTTGCAGCAGCAGTTCCTGGAGCCCGATGCCGTGCCGGTAGTGCCGATCGCAGGCTGTCAGCGTCTGGTCGCTGTAGCTGGCCTCGATGGTCTCGCGTCGGAGATGGCCGGAGCGACAGAGAGCCGCTTCGACCACGTCACCGGCGGGGTTGCCGGTGTCGGCGACGTGGATCGCCGGTCCCCGCGGGCGGGTCGCACGCAGGATATGCAGCTCGACCTGCTCGGCCGTCAGATTGGCTTCGATGGCGTGCGACTCGAGGTCCACGTCCTTGCCGTCAACCTTGATCTGCATGCCAGCGTGTGCGGCGCACAGACGGCGGATCGCGTTGATACGCTGGCTCTCGGCGGCCTGCTCGCTGCGGAGCTTGGCCAGCAGCTCGTCGGTGTCCGCGGTGGCGGTCACCTTGGGCGGCGGCGATTTCTTCGCTTCGGCTTCGAGCTTCTGCTCGGCTTCGAAGGCCGCTCGCAGCGTCTCGACCTGGGCTTCGCTCAGCTCGTCGATCTCAAAACCTTTTGCTTGCAGCCATGCTTCGAATTGCATCGTGTTGCCCCTTGCCTTGGATGCGGCCAGCGTGGCCGTCGTATTGTCGTCGCCGCCCAGCGGCACAAAGGAGAATTCGTGAATCGTGCTCTTGCGAGCGACGTACACCGGACCGCTAAAGTTCTTGCCGTTCACCTTGACCGTGTTGCCACGTTCGACGAACTCGAGCTGTTGCACTTGCGCGCCGAGCGAAGCCTGCCACGGGAAGCCGTTGTCGGCGGTCGCCACCACTTCCTGGCTCGATTCCCCGACGCCGCTGATCTGGCCGTTGACCTTGATGGTCTGAGCCGTGATCGTGACGGAGTCCGTGTGACCTACGATCTGTGTCGAGTCGTGATCCTTGAAGATCGGTCGGCGCTGAGAATTGATCGACGCCCCCTTCAGGTCGACGACCACGGGGTATGGATAGCGAGCCACCAACATGGCTCCGCCGGTGTAGGCGGTCATGTTGAATTTGCGGATTCGCTTTTCACCCTCGCCGGCGGCTGCCTCCAGCTCGAGGCTCGCGTCACTCGTCAGCCGAACGGCCTCGAGTGTGCTCTCTCCCTTGCGTGCTGCTGATCGCAGCCATCGGTTGATTCGCCGCCGTTTTGCCACTTGCCCCTCGGGTTAAATCCGAAGCAGAGATCACGTCTGCCCGACGCTGAGCCTTCGGATTACCAGACGATCTTGAGTCTTGTCCAGACGCCGGCGGCCATTTGGCGTGAAAGGTTCCACTAATGGAACGACGCCTACGTGGTGAAGCCGGCGATGTAGGCCGCGCGGGCCGGGCTCGGCTCGTCCTCCGCGTCATCGTCCGCAATCGCCATACCCGACGACAACAGCGAGTCGGCCAGGCGGCGGCGATACTCGGCGACACTCAAACCGAAGCCGGCAGCGGCCCGCTCATCCTCGGTGTCGAGGTCCAACCCCAACCGCGCGTACTCGCGGCCGCGGTGCGTCGTCCCGCTCTTCAGGCGTGTCTGTTGCCCGTTGGCTTCCTTGGCCGGATCGACATGCTCACGGCCTGGCCAAAACCACTGATGCTCCCACTCGACCATCGGCGGCAGCCCCTGCGGGATCGCTCCCGCCAGCACCGCTTCGTCGAGCCAGGCAGCCAGGACGCGATCCAGGATGATCCGCTCACAGTCGTCCTGGTCGATCTCGAGCGAGCGGAAATAGACCTGGTGATCGAGCCTTCCCGAGGCGTAGTTGTAGAGTGCGGAATTCGCCGCCGCGACGTTGTATGGCATGTTCAGGCAGCGAGCGATCTCGTTGATGATCTCGCGCTTGAACATCTCGTAGGTCGTCGCCGGATGCTCGGCGTTGACTTGGCCCAGCTTCCAGCCGTTGGGCAGGACCGTCGCCATCCGCTGCTCGAGTTCAATCACTTCGAACGGGTTTGGCTGTTCGTCTTCGTCGCCGCTGGCGTCGGTGTGCAGCACCGCGGCGAAGTCGGCTGCGGTCTCGGCGGCGGCGATCGTGGCCAGGGTGAACCGCCGCAGTTGCGCAAACAGCGGCAGCGCGGGCATGATGTCCGGCACTCCGCGGACCTGGCCAGGGCGATCGCAGCGGAACCAGTGGAGCACCTGCGCTGCGTCGAACCAGGATGCCTGTGTGTGGATCGCCGCCGGATCGGTCACGATCCGGAAGCGGGAGGGGTTGCCGTCGTCGTCGAATTCGATCCCGTCGGCGTGGTTGGCTTCGAGCGACGAAGCGGCGTCGCACACTTGGTCCGCCTCGATCAGTCGCACATCGAGCTTCACCGCGGACCGCAGTCGGCTGTTGGTGGTCAGCATGCCGAACACCTCGCCGTCCTGGGCGCGGGCAATCCGCATCGTCCGCAGCTTCCCGGCCAGGTCGATCTCGCGAGACCACACGCGGAACGATCGCTCGATGGCCTGCAGCGACCTGGTGTCTTGCACCTCGTGGGCTGAGAGTTGCAGCGTCGGACCCGTGCCGATCGTGTCGTTGGCCAGCGTGTTGACGATGCCGCGGGCGTAGCTGTTGTTGGCCACTTCGTATCGTGCCCGATTGCGCAGCGTGCGGCGGATGCCTGGCGAGTTGGCCTGCGCGGCGGTCAGCCCGTCGGCGTTGGCCCAGTGTCGGCGGTTGTCCTCGTTGGTCTGCGCTGCGTCGTAGCGTGCGCGGATCGCACGTCCGACGCTCCGCCCGCTCGGCGTGCTGATCCGTCGTCGCGGCGACGACAGTCCCATCGCTCGTTTGATAGCCCCTAGCATCCGTGCCCCCTTTTCCGCTCTCAGCGTTCAGCGTTTCGGCGTTCCTTCTTACGATGCCCCTGGCGGCGATAGCTTATTGAAGCGCAGGCCGCGGTGAGTCGACGACACCGCATCCCGGCTCTTCAGGTAGCGGTCCGCCTCGATCAACTCGCTGACCGTCCGCTCGGTGACCATCATGCCGTCGACCTGCACCTGGCGGGCCGAGACGGCTGCGGCCTCGATGTCAATCGCGTCCGAGTCGTCCTCGGGCAACGGTGTGCTGACGGTTCCGCCGCTGATGATTGGCATGGCGTGCTCCTATGTAATGGTTGCCCCGCCGTCGCTGTCGACGACCATCTTCCGTGGGTTGTCGTTGAAGTCGATCCCCGACTTCTGCCGCCAGATGTAGTACGTCCCGGCATCTGCGTTGACGGTGATCCCGCCATTGGCACTGGTGCGGCCCGACGCGTAGATCCCCGTGTTGGGACTACTCGGCGACGTGGTGACGACGACGTCACAATCGGCGACGAGCGATCCGTCGCCCAGTTTGATCGTGAGCGGGATCGCAAATAGACCCGCCCCCGATCCCGCCGACAGCGCCGCGAGGTCCTCGAGGATCTCGTCCTGCTTCGCCTCGGTGGCATCGCCGCCGGTCAGGCATTGCGGCAGCGAGTGCGTGTCCTTGGCGAACCCGGTCCCCTTGATGTCGGCCAGGTCCTCGAGGATCTCGTCCTGCTTGGCCTCGGTCGCATCTCCGCCACCGCCGCCGGCCGGCGCTTCCTCCAGTGCCTTGGCCGTGTAGCGGTTGTTCCCGCCGCCGTCGTCCTCGGTCAGTTCCGTGAGCAGCGTCTCGACTGCCTCGGCCGCGGCTTTGGCGTCGGCAATGCCTGAGTTGTCCGGCGTCGTGGTGTTGGCTCCGTCGGTGCCGCGCATTGCGTCGCCGTTGAGACCGGTCACGTCTTCGGTGATGTCAGTCAGGCTATGCGTGTCCTTGACGAACCCGGTCCCCTTGATGTCGGCCAGGTCCTCGAGGATCTCGTCCTGCTTGGCCTCGGTGGCATCTCCGCCTCCACCCCCTGCTGGAGCCTCTTCCAAGGCATTCGCGGTGAACCGCGACACACCGCCGTCGTTCTCGACGAGTTCGTTTAATAGTGCAGTCGCAGTCCCAGGCTTCGCCGCTGGATCGTAGTCTGCCGCCAGCAGGTGATCCAGGTGGATGTCGCTGAGAGCAGTGTCGACTTCTGCGTTAATGTTTGCCAGTGAGATCGTGTCTGGGATCTTCGTGTTGTTGAGCGAATTAGTGTCAGTCTCTATCGCATCGATGCTTGTCTGTGTAGCTGACAATAGATTGACCCCATCCGCTCCAGTGATGATGTCCAGGTCGGCTTGTGCTGTATCAACTTTACCACTTATCGTTGTCTGATTCGTAACCGTTGCCATGTCTGGGATAGCAGTAAAAGATGATCCATCCTCGGTGGCCAGCATTGCATCGTCTGTTCCACGCATTAGTGCACCAGGGAACACCACATAATCCGAAGTCGAATCTGGATTAGTTCCCCAATCTCTATCCACAGTCGCAACCTTCGTGGATTC